ATCAAGATACTGATTGAAGTTAATATTTTGAATTGACCCTTCATTCAAAATGATTTCATTTTTCAAATCCTCAGACCAAATACCAATCTTCTCAAAATCATTAATCAAGTATTTGTTCACAATCATAATTTCACCACCTACAACTCGTCTATTGAATAACGCCGAGTGAGCTGGTTCAGTCATTTCGAATGAACCTGTAATCTTAGCTGATGATGCAACTGGCATCTGAGCGGTGAACAATGAATTACAAACACCATATTCTTGAACATCTTTTTTCAATGTTTCCCAATCTAAGAATAAATCAGAATCATTAAGACCCCACATATCAAATTGGAAAATACCCTTTGACATTGGAGAACCTTTGAAGAACTCATAAGGTTTTCTAATACCTTTCTTACACAAGTCATTACTCTCAGTGACTGCGGCAAAATAAATTGATTCGAAGATATTCTTGTTCAATGATTTAGCTTCATCTGAAGTGAAAACATAATCCATAAGACAGAATACGTCAGCCAATCCTTGAACCCCAATTCCAATTGCTCGTTGTTCAAGACCACCCTTAAGACCTTTTTCTGTAGAATAATTGTTTTTATCAATAACATTATTCAACGCTCTTACCGCTTTTCTTACTTCTTGGATTAAAAGGTTATAATCAAACTTACCATCAACAATAAAGTTTTTCAACACAATTGAAGATAGGGTACAAATCGCAGTAGTTTTTTCGTCAGTGTACTGATAAATTTCATTACATAAGTTAGATTGTTTAATCACACCAATGTTTTGATGATTCGTTTTTTTGTTGGCACTATCCTTAGCACACAAGTAGGGAACACCCGTCTCAATTTGAGATTCAATTACTTTACTCCATACTTCTTGAGCCTTTACCTTACGACCAATACCCAAGTCAACCGCCTTACGATAGTTTTGTTCATACTCTTCACCATAACACTCTTGTAAAGGTTTGATACCAGCTTTGATAATGTCGTTAGGACAGAATAAGTACCAATCTTCATTATTCTTAACCGCTCTCATGAAGTTATCAGGAATCCATAATGCTGTGAATAAGTCTCTCGCTCTCAATTCTTCAGCACCTGTATTCTTTTTGATATCCAACAAGTCGAAAATATCTTTATGCCATGGTTCTAAATAGATTGCAGCACTACCAGGTCTTCTTCCTTGTTGATTAAAGAATCTTAGTGATTCATTAACAATCTTCAAGTACTTCAATAAACCACCCGCAAATCCACCTGAAGATGTAATTCGACTTTCTTTACTTCTGATGTTAGACATCGATAATCCAATACCTGCAGCGTCTGATGAATATGTTGAAATATCATTCAAAGTTTTCAACAATCCATCTCTAGAATCGGAGTTATTGTAGTGTAATACACATGACGCCAACTGAGGAACTTTTGTTCCTGAGTTAATCATAATTGGTGTCGCCTTGGAAATACGTTGACTTGACAATGACTCATAGTATTCGACCGCTTCTTCAAAAGTATTTGTTACCCACAACGCGACTCTCATGTACATATGTTGTGGCCTTTCGATAACTTTTCCTTTAGGTGTTTTCAATAGGTACATCTCTTGTAATGATCTCCAACCAAAGTAATCAAAATTATAATCATTTTCATGATTGATAACTTCGTCAATCTTGGACGGACCATACTCTTCAATCTTTGCCATCAAATCATCGTGAACTACACCATCAACGTGTAATGTGTGCATTACATTAGAAAAACTTGGGTCGGTCTCTTTGTGATACGATGAAATAGCAACTGATGATGCAAGTCTTGAATAGTCATAGTGACTACCTGTATACGCCGCAGCAATTTCATACACAAGTTTATCCAACTCTTTTGTTGTTATGTTACCTTCAGTTGGTACTGATGTAATCACCTTAATGAATATTTCGTCAGAGTTTACGGTTAACCCTTTCGCAGCTCTTTTAATTCTGTTATAAATTTTTTGAGGATTAAATGCAACATCTTCCCCACCTCTTTTTTTAATTTTTAATGACATCATAGATATAAAAATATTAAATTAAAAATCAGAATCAAATGATAACTCTTCATTTAGTTTAGCTTTTTGGTATTCCATTGTTCTTGACTCAAAGAAGTTACCCTTTGTTTCAACTGCAATTTGTTCCATAAACTTGAATGGTTGTTCAACATTGAATTCTTTTTTACATCCAAACTTAACCAACAATCCATCAGTAACGAATTCCAAATATTGTTTCATAAGATTGGAGTTCATACCAATAAGTGAAACAGGTAATGATTCAGTAATGAATTCTTTTTCAATCTCCAATGCAGACAATAGAATTTCTTTGATTCTTTTTTCTGATGGTTTAGTTTCCAAGTGATTATTAACCAAGTGAATTGCAAAGTCACAGTGAAGATTCTCGTCTTTGAAAATCAAACTGTTTGCATTACACAAACCTTGCATAATACCTCTCGACTTCAACCAGAAAATTGAACAGAAAGACCCTGAAAAGAAGATACCTTCAACCGCAGCGAATGCCACAAGTCTCTCTTGGAAGGATGCGTTTTCAATCCAATCAAGAGCCCACTTAGCCTTCTTTTGAACTGCAGGTAGATTATCTAATGCTGTAAAACAAAGTTGTTTTTCTTTTTCGTTTGAGATATATGTATCGATGAGTAATGAATACATCAAGCTATGAATGTTTTCCATCATCAACTGAAATCCATAGAAAAATTTAGCCTCAGGATATTGTACTTCCTTTAAGAAATTTTCTGCAAGATTTTCATTAACAATACCATCAGAAGCTGCGAAGAATGATAAAATATTTTTAACGAAATATTGTTCATTTTCAGTAAGATTATTCCAATCTCTAATATCGTTAGTCAAATCTACCTCTTCAGCAGTCCAAAATGCTGCTTGATGTTGTTTGTAAAATTCCCAAATATCATTGTGCTCAATGGGGAATATAACGAATCTGTTGGGATTCTCTATTAAAATTTTTTCCATAATTAATTGTGTGTTTTATAATTGTTGTTGTTCCTTTTGTTTTCTCTTCTCCATCAATTCTTTGACTCTGTCTCTCTTCTTCTCTTCTTGTTGTTCCTCAAATCCTAAGAACGTTACTGAACTTTCAGTATCAATTTCAAGAAGTTCATTGTTGAATTTACAGTTCTCGAATACAACCCCATCCTTTCCAAGACGAGACTTTGTTATCGCGATTGTCGCCAAATTCATTTCTTTCTGTTGAAGTGTTTTTGCCACCGTGATGATGACGTGTCCAACTTGGGCCTTTTTGATTGACCCACCCATTTGGTCTGTAGTAACTACCTCTGAAGAAATAGAACTTCTATTCCCTTGAGTTGCAGTCCAACCAACCAAGTTGAGTTCGTGGCACATTGCCTCAAACCCTCTCATTACCGAACCTTCAGCTTTCCACTCGTCCTTTGATGATGATTCAGGTAATACACAATCGATATAATCTAACATAATCATATCAAGTTTATTTCCATCCGCAATCATTTTTCTAACCTGATTTTTAAGTTGGTTCATTGTCATAGTATCCGATGCCAATTTCTTCAATACAAGTTTGTTTTTCATTGTTTCTTGTATTTCAGTAACCTTTGACATTACATCTTCTCTATGTTTTGCCAACTCATCAGGTGGGATACCTGTCCATATTGTGAAGTGCTTCCTTTGGACAATTTTAGGATTGTCTTCGAAGAATACTTGAAGGACATTGTACCCCAAGTTGAATGCAGTATTTGCAATCTTGGTTAAGATAGTTGTCTTACCCACACCAGTTGGTGCAAGGATTACACCTATCTCACCCTTCGCTAAACCACCCTTAAGTAGTTTATCAATACCAGGTATACCCATAGGTATTGGATGTCTATAATCCTCATCTAATACTGTTTCTAAATCAGAGAAAATATCCGTCTGACCTTTCTCTATTTCACCTACCTGTAATGCCTCCCTAACTAACCCCTCCACTTTATCGTAAGATTCAAAATCTCCTTGAGTGATAATTTTTTGTGCCTTATCCATAGCCTTTTGAAGTTCTTGTTGTTTACAGAATTTCAAAGCCTTTTCTTGGACAAACTGTGTTCCTTCGAATGGTGCATCCTTAACTTGTTTTAGTGTATCCAAAACAATTTTAGCAACCAATTCTTGAGAAACTTCAGACTTGATAATTTGTTCGAGAGTTTCGAAGTTAGGGGTTGATTCATACTTCACATAGTATTCCTTAATCATCTGTAAAATGATTTTGAAATACTTGTTATCAAAGTATGTGGACTCGATGACATCAAGAATAGATGATGAAAAATCTTTATCTACCACAATCTGATTCAATAACTGAATCTGGAAAGTGTTTCCTAAGTAATCGAAATTTTTGTTCATATATTGTATTGCTCCCCTGTGTATTATTAAATACTCACTTACTCAAATCAAAATCCAAATATTGATAAGATAATCTCTGTTCTGAAAAAATGTCAGTTAATTCTCTGAGAATGTCTTTCAAAAATGGTCGTACGTCAACGGTATAACGAACTTTGGGTGGAAAATATTTTCCATCAAAAATTCTATGACAAATTGTCGTGTCTCCATTTTTTACGAAAATGTTGAATATCTCTGGACCATCAGTATAAGAGGTATCCATAACTGAAGGGTCATGCATAATGGATTCACTATTGTCCATCATGTAAATAACAGTTTTCATCTTCAAGTGATATTGTAGGTCTTCTTTAATCTCATTAATTAAGTCGTAGAATTCAATTGAGTTTTTTGCTGCCGGATTATAACCTCTGACATTGAAATACCTTTGGACAACAATATTGTCGTTAAGGGTTAGAAGGAATTCCATTTTAGTGCTGTCTTGCTCTTTCATAAAGTTTTTAATTTTTGTTTGTGTTTCTTTTTTCTTTTCGTGTAAGTTTCATAAATGGTCGGAGGAAATTTAC